AAAGCAGCACAAAAACCCCAGCCAGCGCTTTGGCCAGAACCCGCAAAAAAGACTTTGGCAGCAATGGTATGCTTTGGTTTAGCGACGACTCAAGTTGCGCGATTATATTTTCGCTGATTTCTTGAGTTGTTGGGGTTGTTAAACTCATATGGCGGCGCTCCAGTTTTCTATAAATTCAAATTCAGACTCTAAACCTACCGCCTCAATAGTTACAGTAATTTTAACGCGATTCAAGCCGGGCATAGTTGCAGAGACAGAAACCGACGAGGCGACATTTTCGGAAACAAACCATGCTAAATCGCGAGTGGCGGCATCTTCTATTCTACGTAAATTAAACGACGTGGCAGGAATAGAGCGCAATAAATTTTGCGTTTCGCTGCGATACTGTTTCGCGGGCTCAGTTTCGCCAATATTACCCCACCATGTAAGTGCTCTATCTTGCAGACCGTCGTCGTCTTCATTGCCGCCGAACATCGACAAATAAGCAGCCGTTTCTAAACCGCCGCTCATTTCTACCACGCCGCCCGAAATTGATATTTCGCCGCCATCGTCGGTTTGGTATAAAAAAACATCGCCCTGCTGACTATCCATTAAACCGATTTCCCAGTGTATGTGCCGGCGCTTGAGCCGGAGGCAACAACCGTTGTCGTTACCATATTTGCAATTATTTCTTCGATAACTGCCGCCGCAATTGCATCAGTTAAAACTCGGTTTTGCTCTGTTTCGTTAAAGCCCGCCGCGACTAATTTAGTCATAATTCTATTAGACAGGCTGCTTTCGCTCATTGCCATTATTTTGCCGCCCTTACTTTTAATGAACCATCGATATGAGGCCCGCCGGTGAATGGGTCTATTGATTGAGTCGTAATAAGGCCGCCGCCGCCGGCCGCGCCAAGGTCGATACTATCAGAATTAACAACAGCGGTACTGCAGTTAACAGTAACCGAGCTATCTGGGCTAGAAATCTCAACCGGGCCCGTTGAATTAACGACCAGCGTACCATCGGATTTTAGCCAAATTTCGGCAACCTGCGCGCCGTCGCCATCCCTTGAATAAATTCTTTTTTCGCCTGCTTCGGCTTTTTGCTGGTTTTTTGGGTCTAAATAACCAACGGCCAATTTACTGCCAGAGCCGGTAGAGTTGACCAGCGCTATGTAATCGCCCGGTAGCGGGTTTGAATCGTCGCCAGGCGCTGAAAAATGCTCTGCTGTCATGTTTTCACCGCCGCCAAGACTGGCTTTAACGTCGTTAGCGTTTGCGCCACGGCGAACAATTCGCGTAAATGCTAGTAATTTTGCTGTTAGTCCCACGGTAGAGCCTCCGGTATTTCTCCGCTGAACGCGCCCGGCAAAACTAAACCGAGGGTGGCAATTGTTGAATTGCTTTGTCGTTCAAATGAAACAGAGCGAATTAAAAACGCATACTCATTGTATATCATAGCATCTGGGGCCGCTAATTTTATTGTGGTGTTTGGCTGCCACAACTCGCCGGTATGGTCGCGCCAAGTCGCAACGCGCGCAGAATATGAGGCCATATTAGCAAACATGCGCCCCATTTTTGCGCTAACAGCTGCTTGAGTATCGCCGCCCTCGGCATCGTTAACAGTAAACGTAAGCGGGCGAATAACACCGCTTAACCTGTCGTTTTTAACTGTATATTGCGCGCCCTCAAGGCCGATAATAACCGGCTCTATACCTGTAATATGGCTGTAATATTCCTGCGGGTTAAATGATGGCGTAACAGAAAGCAGCGGCGATTTTCCTTGCTCCAGCTTGGCAACTGAAACTCCAGCGGCGGCAGACTGCCGAAAAAGCAATTTTCCTTGTTCAGTACTAGAGATAACAAGCCCGCGTTCCCGCGCTAGGTCTGACAAAAACATTAATGACTTTTTCCCTGCTTCGCACGCTACGCGCTCAAAAACTGCACCGGCGGGCGCGTCAAACTGAACACCAAGCCCGAACGGCTCTGCAATTTTTTTCGCGATGGCTTCTAAATCCTGCCCGTCGAACTCAAGCGGCAGCGCCGAGGCCGGCGGCGTACAATCATTTAAAACGCCCGGCAGTGAATACCCGCCGGCCGTAACTGTTTTAGTTGTAGGCTCCAGCTGTGGCGTTACTGAAACTAACGTGCCGGAAAACAGAGCCTCGCCGCCAACGGTTACCTCGATTTTCGCAAAAGAAAACGGCCGGAAATTTTCCCGAAACAGCGGTTCGTCATGGTCAAACGGTGCGCTAATTTCTATTGTATCCATTTTGTCGATTGAGCGAGTTACGCGAACGCTATTCCAGAACCGAAACCGGCGGCCTTCGATCAGAATCGCAACCTCGTTTTGATCGTCAGCGCCGCCGTTTTTGGTTAACGATGATGAAATCGTAGCATCGGGTACAATGATTGAAGTGCCCGGCGTTAATGGCTCAAAAACCCCAGGGTTTGCGGCGGCAATTGTTACCGCGCCAGTTTCGGACCCGTATTTTTTACGCGAAATGATTTCGAACGTGTCACCGACGGCGACGCTATACATAGTAGACAATTTCTCGCCCCGCTGGTATTTCTAGTATTTCCGAACCTGTAAGGTTATTTGAGTTAATTAAAAAATCGAGTTGGTCATCAACTGAACCGTAAAGCTCGGCGGCCAAATCAATAATGGTTCTGGCCCTAGTCAAAACAATTCGACGCTCTTGTTTTAAAGAGAACGATATATCAACCAAAAAACCCGCAACCAAGGCCACGGCCTGTTGCAGCTTTTGATAAGTCTCGCCGGTATCTATTTCTCCAAGCGATGAAAAGTTATTGTCGCGCCATTCCGTAAGCGATTCAAATTGCTCTAAAACATAGCTGGCAGCCTCAAGCGCTGCCGGGCGTGTAGTGAACTCGTTATTGATAACAGAAAGTACCATCGCCGAAACATAAGCGCTTGAATAAAGATCGCGAACAAAAAAAGTATTCGCTGCTTGCGCATCAGTTTCAGGTCTTACGACTGCGCCGTCACCGGCAACAATCGATTCTAGCAAGTTACGATAAGCCTCTAGCCGAGCCGATATATTAGCCGCCGCCAATGCTGGCATTTGAACAAGCAATACAGACTGAAAGGCCAGCGTTAGCGGTTGAGCAATCAATAAATCGATTGATTGATTGATTGATTGATTGATCGTATCAAACTGGCGCTTTATATCATCCTGTGCGGCAGCGACATCGCCCAGACCAGAGGAAACTATTTCGACCAACGACGAAAACTCACTCGTCACAGTGGTTTGAGAAATCGCGCTTTCTGTGTTTATCGATGATTCAAAGCTCGCCGCAGCAGTTTGATTAAATTCATCAATAGCGGCCGAAACTTGCGATTCTGGGTCTTGCTGCGAGGTTGGATAAACAACGCCGATCGTTTCCCAAAACTCAACCTCTATAATCGACTGATTAGCGGCAGTTTTAAGATCGTCTCGGCGCTTAATAGAGCCAAAAGGGACAACATCAACCGTGCCGTAAATGGGGTGCTCTAAGCGGCCTGCGCCCCGTTCTAATAATGTTTGCTCAAACAACTCGGCGGTTAAATCGTAATCTGCACCCCAAAAAATCACGCGCAGCGGGTACCGGCGGCCGCTGTGGCCGAGGTCTTGAATATAGGTACCATCCGCATCTGGAAAATCAAACGCCGAGGTTTTTTTATCGACTGTTTTAGTTACGTTTTCATAATTGAAAACCGTTCGTGTGCCGCCAGGCGACGTATATGCCGCCTCTCGGATTCTATCTGTCCAAGCCATTAAAACGCCCCTGTGCTGGCCAGTGAAACGCCGTTACCAAGCTGGCCGCCTGTAAGCTCTGCCGTTCCGGTTTCATCGCGAATTGTAACCTCTGCGCTACTGGTCGTATTGGTTTCAGAAATCGAAGTAGCGACCCTATCCTGCGGCGAAATCATTTGCTGGCCTTGCGCCGCTGACTGGGTTTCTTCTTCATCACCACCAAAGCCGAAAAACTTAGCAACGCCGCCGCCAATACTAGCAATTGTATTAACAATCGCTTGCGCTTTTT